TAGAAGAGTGCTTTCTCACGCATAACAGACAACAAAGTGTTACGAACACCTGAAGTCCCCTTATCAACCTCGTTAATAAGTAAAAACTTTGCGTCAGCAATAGGAGCGTCAATCTTGTACTCCTTATCCTCTAATAAAGATTTCATGTTTACACGACCTTTAATCTCAGAGGTCTTGGTACCTTCGTCAAGCTCGATGACAAAAGTATTCTTGCGTACAGCTTCTCTATTGTATTGATACTTAGCTGCAGCGTAGTCAAGAAGAGTTTGTGTTTTACCTACACCAGGCTCGCCAAGAAGCAAAACAGGAAGACCTGTTGCCTCTGAAAGAGCCAATATATTAAATACACTTTCTTTTCCTACTAGTTTAGTTTTAATTTTTCTTGTTTCCATTTTTTGATCGGTTTTATAATACTATTTTTTTTAAATATTTCTAATTCAGGAACCCATTTAGGGAAATCACATATCCCATTAACAACGTCATAAGCCTTAGTTCCTTTAATAAATTTGGCTTTATAGGATTTTGAGAATTTAGTGTATTCTCCTAATAAAAATTTGTGGTAATCGTCTATATATATGGGAGGGACGGATATAATATGCATTACAAACCCTTTAGAAACATCATAATACCCTTTATATAACTTCTTACTTGCTAAGAATTTTTCGTAATTACTGGTTATTTTTTATTGTAATCTAGGATTAAATAATACATATATAGATTCGGGATATTGGGGACGGTCATCATCCCCAATATATAGACCTTTAAACCCGAAATCTTTTTCTCCTACTAGAATAGGAGAAACCATTGGCATAAGTAGAGTAGTAGAAAAGTTTTGTGCAGCTTTACTCAAAACAATCTAAAGAAAGACTGCCTTTTTCAATATATTGTACATACTCTTCTTTAGTCATATTCCACTTCCCCTCTTCTCTATGCCATTTGAGATCTTCTATTAGCTCTGTAATAGATTTTATTTCATATGTAGAACCCTTTAATTTACCTCCCGTGTATAAAGCGCACTCCACATCTTTTTCTGTCATTTCAAAAATCATAGGATCATTATAACAATCCATTTCTGCTACGATAAATTTAAAATTATCTATTCTATAGTCTTTTAAATTATCCTGCTTAGCAACCCAGTCTTTTAAACCCTGCAAATAGAATGCACCTTGTCTAAAATAACCAAATTGAATAAAGCTTTTAGGAAATTCAAATACAGATTTGCCAGTAGTTTTAATATCTGTAGGTTTTACTACCTTGTTTACATGGTCAATAATTACTCTATCTAAATAACCTTTGCATTTTATTCCTTGAAAGTCAAAGAATAGTTCCATTTGATCGTAAACTTCCATTAATGGATGGNCTACAGGATCTACTATATACTTTTTAGTATGCANATTAGTTTTTAGAGCNTGTACGACTTCTTTTGCTTGCTCTANTTCTTTTGCACTAATTACTTTTTTATTTTTAGCAGTATTTAAAAAGTTATAGTATTTAGTATAATCATTTTTAGCATCATTGAATTTCTTACGAACTGCGCTTAGACTTAATTTAAAGCCTATGTTATTGTAAGCTGCTTCAAATACATCATCAAATGGTAAATTATCAGTATTGACCTCTTGGTAATCTGCAAGTAATTTACACAGATCGCCCATCATACCTGCTGGCCTGTTTACATTCATAACAGCAAATTCTTCATCGAATTTTTCAGGTTCAGTAATAAGACAATCTACAGCAGAGCGTTTTGTAAAATAAGAAGTATCCGCTCTTTCAGGCTTCGTTACATGCTCTGCATATTTTCTAGGTGATGTAGCAAATAAATTTAATGACGACACACTCATTACATGAGCGTTTACTTTAAAAATATCTAATTCCATATTATATAATTTGTATGTTAAATACTAATTTTTTTTCATCAGAAGGTATATAGGTTATTTGACCTGCACTTCTAACAAACTCTACGCTATCTTCAGGAATTTTACCTTTTTCTACTAACGTGTCTAAGAACCATTTGGTCCAAGGCCATTGATTGTCACAATCCCAATTTAATCTATCTGCAGGTTTATACATGTCTATCCAGATTCTTAAGTAACACCCTTCAGGTATTACTATTTTAGGAATCTGATCTATGTATTCTCCTAAGTATTTGTGCATCCATTTAGCCACTTTAGATCTTGCAGTATAGTGCAAAGAGCCATCATAGATACGTTGACCATTAATAGTCCAGTATTTAGGCTTACCAGCCACAAGAGGATTAGCAATGATTCTATTTTTGTTGCTATCTACTAAGTATCCAGCAGCATTAAAATAATAGAATCCAGATTGTATATTTTTCAAGTGCTTCTTAGGAATCTTACCTTGAGTATAATCTGACTTTTTATAATATTTTGCTCTTCTTCTTTGTGATATTGGTATTTTGTCTTCATAGTTTGGAATAACTATTTTCCAAACTTTATTATTATTTTTCATTACATTCTTTAATTAAGAATTGTTCCGCTTTTTCTATTCCATGTTCTGCAATAAGATCTGATATATCCTTGCTTTCTTGTATAAATATACATTTTGCATTTATATCTAAATAATCTTTTAAGGTGTTTGCACCATTTCTACCTGCATCGTCATTATCAAAAAGAATAAAAACTTTATTAATGTTATCGCATTCTTGTTTAATAATAGGATATTGAGTTCGAGTACCCTCAGATTGAGGAGCAATAGAACTGTAACCAAGCCCATGTAAACACATGACATCCTTTAATGATTTTGTTATAATTAAAATGTCTTTTGTCCTATCAAGCTGCTTAAGGCCTTGTACATCATCCTTTTCTACATTGCTCAGCCATTTTATTGAGCCTTTATGAGCAAAGGGTCTATATACTTTAAGATTACCCGAAGGAAATCTATAGCAATACACAGGATTATTTGTAAAACTTTGTAGTAATAATTTTTTGTTTAAGAATATATATCGTGCAGAATACACTTCATATTTTAAAAGTGTTTGTTCTGTAATTCCATATGTTGCCCAATAATCTTTATCTTGTTTTGTAAATCTTTGCGGTTTACACTGTATTTGACTTTTTGGGGAATAATCATTCTTAAAGCTTTTATATACTTTTTGTTCTACTGTAACAAATTTTGCAGGTTTAGATGCAATGGATAAATTAAGATCTCTATCTATAATTTGCAATGCGCTTACAAAATCTACATTATGTAAATGCATTACCAGGTCAAAACAAGAGCCTTGTGCTCCGTTAAAATCTTTAAATCTTAATTCACCAGAAGCAGTAATATATAAAGCAAACGAAGGATTTGACTCATCCCTCAAAGGGCTTTTGTAAGCCTTATTAAGTTCAAAGTCAAATCCTAAGTAGTGCCTCATTATGTAAGATTCGCTTACATATTCTAAAATAGAATTTTTAGTAAGCTGTCTAGGAACAATAATATTCCTTGAATCATACATAGGTTAGATTAGAATGGTAAAACGTCTTCTGAAGAAGATGCAACTTCTGCAGTAGCTTCTTTCGCAGCTATCTCCATTTTATCATATTTAGGAGAAATTTTCAAAGAAGTTGGCTGCTTGTCTTGAGCCTCAACAAAAGGTGCAAAATTAGGAAGAGAGTTGTAGTCACGATAGTTATATACTACCTTAAGCTTTAGAAGCTTGCTGTAATCCTTATTTGCCATAAGTGCTACAAGGTTTGTACAAAACTCTTCAAAAGAATTACCAGTAACTACAAATTGCTCTGTAGAAATAAATTGAGTACAAATATGCTTGATTCTTACAAGCATACTATTAACTCTACGATTAACTGCATCTTCAGTAGTTTCTCCCTCTTTTGGAGTAACATATTGAGGATTTACCTCAAACTCGTTATGCATTAGAGAGTTACCGTCTGAATCTTGAAACATAAAAGAAAGGTATGGCTTACCGTTCTTATCTGCTTTTTTCTCAAGTCCCATAAATTTAACATTTTCGTTAATGCCCACAGGAATTGGACTTGCTGATGAACCTGTGTCTACTGTAGTACTTTGATTAATTGTATACATACTGTGTTATTTATTATTAATTATTATTACCAAATATCTGCTGATGTGTCTTCATCTCCATACTCTCCTTGAGTAGAAGTCTCTTCTTCTGCTACTGTTGTATGAGAATCGTATGCTTCTTCAGAATTATCTACTGTGGTCTCTTCTTCAGTAGTTTCTGAATAAATCTCATAGAATTTGTAGTTAGAAAAATCATCAAAGGTTTTAGAATCGCTTTTTACATTTAGAGATACTTTACCTGCAGTTGCAAGGTCGTAAGTACTTCTAAGGTCTCTGTTATGAGGCATGTTATTAGCAATACCTTGATGATTGATAGCGACACCTTTGTTGTCTGGTGCCTGGTACAAATATGCATTTCCGCTATCAGAATATGCAATACCGAACTTATTAGAACCTTTTGTAATTCCCATTCTGCTCAATAGTGCAGGAGAAAACTTAATAGTTCCATTTTCTCGGAGTTCCATACATAGGTCATCTCCGAACTTGTTCATGCGTTCTACACGCTTACCGATTAGTGTTAGTTTCATTATTCGTAATATTGATTTATAGTTTTAATTACTTCATTAATATCATTAGGAATCTTTAAATCGTCAAACATTCCTTTAGGTGATTTACCTGTAGTAGTACCATCGCTTTGTGTTATAAAATAGTGCTTGATACTTCCGTCAGGGTCTCTTTCTACATCTGTAAAAAGAACAATAGTAAACATACCTTCCATGTTTACTTTGTCGTCTACTAGCTTACCGATAGTTTTAAACTTGAGCTTTCTATTGCCCGATAGGTCAGTAGAAGCTTCTGCATGACCAATCATTACAAATGTAACATCATCACGCATATTCTTACCTGCGTTGGCAATTTCCCAAGCATGCACACCTATCTCTGTAAACTTATCAAAGCCTCTCTCGTTAGCTCTACGCATAAATTCATTAGCCATTACATATTGAAAGTCGTCAATAACGACAGTCTTAATATGTGGCATCTTATCATTTACATGATTGATCGTAGCAACAATAGAGTTAGCATTGTCTGTTGCAATATAATTGCCATTTGGATTTTCTTTAGTTAAAGGACTAAAGTTTTTCTTCCAGCCTCGAAAAGGCATTGGCTTTTTTGCAACATTGATAATAAAAGTAGATTTAGGGTCTAGTGTTTCAAGGCTAGTGGACTTACCACTACCAGACTCGCCTATAATTAAGATTTCTTGGCTCATTTAAGGGGAACTCATTATTTGTTTATATTCTTCTATTCTGTTGTGCTTGAGGTTGTCAAGCATACTTAAAACAAGACCACTCTCACCATCTCTATTTTTTATAATATGCCAATAGATCATAGCTTGTGTCCCGTCTTGTGGGTTTAGTATTGGTAAATTCTTAGGCCCGTAAGTTTGTAAGTGCAACATAAACGGTTTATGCGACACCATTACATAGTCAGAGCCATGAAAAACTGCGTCACTACCGAAAATATCCTTTTTCATAGGATATTGTTGCATAGGATTTGCAAGTCTTTCAGACTTTTCTATCTCACGATTTAATTGGCTTAGTGCTATAAATATACACTTTATTTTCTTCTTTACAAACATAAACATGCCATATAATCTTGATAATATTTCACGTTCTGATGCTCCTTGAGCACCTCTTGTAAGTAAAGTATGGTCCAGCACTATAACAGTACCATAATATTTACCTTTTACTTTTTTCTGCTCTTCATGAAATGACATTATAGTATCAAATATCTCTTGTACCGAACCTGGTACATCGACATAATAGATGTCATAATTTTTTATCTCATTTTGAACATGGTTTTCTGCAGTCTTAAAATCATTATCAGATAATGAAGATTGCCCAGAGTAAAGTTCTGTAACAGTTTTACTCATTTTAGAGGATATCTTTCTACCGACCTGCTTTAATGCAAGCATCTCGAAATTAAAAGATAACACAGAAAAATTCTCGTGTTTATTGCAATCGAATAAACTTGTTTCTAATTCATTAGCAATGCTAGATTTACCAGAACCCGACATACCAGCAATCGTCATAATAGTACCCCATTCTATGCCGCCTACTAATTTAGTATTAAGCTTAGACCAACGGGTCTTCAAAGATCTTACACGACCTTTTCTACGATTGTCAATATACTCTAGTGCCTCTTTACCTGCCTCTTGAATATGTTTGTATTCTAATTTATTCGATCTTTCCGCCATAATTCACAGAGTTTTGGGTTTTAAAATTAGGACTATCCATATAATTGATCACATCTTTCCATATATCTTGTGAAAGCCAATTCTTCAATGTCTTCATATAAGCAGTATTACCATTGTCAGTATATCTTTTGACATAGTAATCAATTGCTAATTGAAGAGATGTTGTAGTTGGCTCTATTAGATTTGACTATAGAAATATATAAATCCCTTATTTCCTTTGTTCCTTCTTTCAAGTACGATTCCATACCATTTGCACGTCTAACTTTAACAGGNTAAGAGTTTAAAAACTTACTCAAATTCTGCTTCATAGACATTTTCAAGTGATACGAGATCCTCATCACCTAACAAAGGGTTGTCAGAGCGTTGATCGCTAAAGCTATCTACCATGTCTTTGATAAATTCTTCACCACGATCCGTGCTCATCCATTTTCCTTCAAGATCTATCAGAAAACCTTTCTTTTTAAGTACGGCAAGATTATCTATAGGTATGGGTTCAACATTTTTGTTGTACTCATTTAATAGATGTTTCTTTTCGTAAACATAACAATACAGCATAAAATACTGATTTAAAGTTATTCCAGCCTCTTTTAAGACTGCAATGAAAGGTGTTCCAAAAGCTATCATTAGCTAAGATTTAAAGGGTTAAACTTTGTAAGGAACAAGTACTTTTTACAGAGGATTCTTAGCCTCAGCCATTTCCCTCTGATATAAATACTCGTCTTCTTCTGGGAAATTTATTTTCTTTTTTGTGTTCTTTTTTATCTTCCATTTCTTATCAAACTGTTTTACCTCTATACTATCTCGTCTACCGAGTCTATCCACTTGCAATTCTGGTCTTTCTGTGTTCTTTTTCGTACCCATTTTACTTCTTGACTTCCTTTTACATAAATATTAATATAGATTGCTTTCTTTCCGTCTATCGTTTTTCGTAATGTTCTACCTTTTCTCTGAATGTTGTCCAGAGCTTTAGAGCTACCTGCTGCACATATGCCTAAACTACAATCAGGAACATTTAAGCCTGCATTCAATGCTTTGACAGAACTGATAATTCTTTTATTGTTATCAGCACTACCAAAATCTTCTAATGCTTTCTTTCTGTCTGATTTGTTAAGCTTGCTGTGAAATGTAACACATTCATCTCCTAGATTTTCTTGCAGACTTTCTGCGAAAGAAATACTCTCACTGAAAACTAAGGCCTTTCTATCTGAGAACTTATCTAGTATCTCTTTTGTGAGTTTTACCTTGTTTTTTGCATTGTAGCATATATTCTTTCTTTTCTGCATCATTCTATAGAAGATGTTAGCCCATTTGGACTTGTCTTTGTCTCTAGAATTTTTCCACCGAGTTGCATTCGTAAATGCCTGATAAATACCACCTAAATAGTTAGCAGCCTCTTCATATATTTTATTGACTCTATTATAATCAAGAGCTTCAAAAGGCGTAAAGCTTACCCCTATATTATATACAACATGATCTGAGATAAGACCAAGGTTCTTGGCTTTTCTAAGATCTGTCTTCATTAGTATAGGCGCAAACGTCTCTAAGTATTCTTTGTACTCATCGTTTTCGGGGGGAGTGGCGGTCAAGCAGTATATTTTATTCCATGTATTATTTTCATAGAATTTACGATACTCAGGAGATAAAGTAGTGTGAACTTCGTCCACAACTACTATCTCCCAGTGTTCTTTAGTAAATTTATATGCAGATTGTATGCACACAAAGGTTACATCAGATAATATACTCTCATCTGACCACTTTTTAAATTCAGCATTCCATTCGTTATCTCTCAGATTTTCAGTAGGAACAATTACAAGAGCTTTACTGCTAGGTGCATTTTTTAATGCATGTGATATAGCTAACACACCTATTCTTGTTTTACCAAGACCTGTAGCAGCAATAGAAGTACCTTTGTAGCCGTTTTTTGCCCAGGTATTCAAATGCTCACGTTGTTCGTTATCTTTCTGTCCGTCCAGATCTAGTGTTTGCTGCATTTTTATGATATTGAATTAAATATTTCGCATAATTAGTGTCTATTTTTTCGTTTTTGTAATAAATAATTTCATTACCAGAGTCTATTGCGTCTTTAACCAGACGGTCAAAATACTCCAGCTCTTCACTCCTAAGATCTAAAGAATCTCTCAGGGAGTGGATCACTTTCATGTGTCCCATAAAATTTAAGGATTTGTAAATATAACTATTTTTCCCATTGATTGCTAATATTAGCCTCAGCTTTTAGCAATCCTGATGGCAATATCACAGTAGCCGCAGCTTCCATGAGTTCTGACATTTTTGCTCGCCATGTTTCCGCGTAATCTTTATGACATAGCGTATCAATTTGGTCATGAACAGTCATAACCATTTTGACAGGTATATCATTAGACTTAATATAGTCACGGATATAAACCATAGCTAGTTTAGTCATGTCAGCACCTGTGCCTTGAATAGGAGTATTTTTAGAAGCACGTTCTATACTGCCTAATAGTTTAAAGGCAGCACCATCCATATCATTTGCAAGATGTGGAGACCAATTATCAAAATGTCGTATGCGTCTAATAGGAGAATAAGTTTTGATATAACCATGACTTGTGCCATATCTGCCTAAAGATTCTAAGAACTTACCAATAGAAGGAAATGCTTCAAAATATTTGTCAATTAACTCAGTTGCCTCAGTTTGTGTGATATTAAGAGTCCAAGATAATTTATGTGGTCCCATACCATATGCAAGACCAAAATTAATGGTCTTTACATTTGTTCTTAGCTTTTTATGCTTTGGACAGTTGCACTTCTCTTTATTGGAAAGATAAGCACAACCGTCCTCCGCACTTGTTAACCACTCATCTCCATAAACCAAATCGGCACAGACACTATGTAAATCCTGTCCTTTTTCTAGAACATCTCGCCATACAGGGTCTTTTGACCCTTCAGCTATGATACACA